GTGTACAGCTTCCATCCGCATCCTTCGGCATCCCACCGAGATACGATAACCTTACCGGTTATGTTGTTTGGTTTATTCATGATTATTAATTTTTGCTAATTTAAGATAATTTTTCTATTTCAATTAAGAATCCTTCACCTTCAATAGAATATTCAGTGAACTCTTCCTGGAATGGTAGTGCTTCTTTGAATTCGTAAAGGTCAAAGATTAATGCAGCCATCTGCTGAGCTATCTCAAAGGTCTCAGCTTCGAATTGAGTAGGTATCTTTAAGCGGCTGTATAAGCTGATTCTATCCTCACGCAATGGTGTTACTTTAAGTACGTAGTTCATAGCTCTACCTCCTTACTTACTAAGACTGTAGTAGTCTCTCTGAAGTTAGTAGCTAATGTAAACTCTACAAAAGCTTCATCATAGGTACTAAACGCTTTATGGTAGCTACCATCAATTTTTAGAAAGTAGCGAGTGCCATCGTACTTCGCTATCTCAACAATTTCAAAAAGTGTTTTCATGGTTATTTAGATGTTAAATTGGTTTCTATTTTTTCTAATTCCTGAATGTCTGCATCGAATGATCCTCCGATGAGTAGGCCTGCAATAATTATTGCTAAGAAGAGTAGTGCTTTTTTCATTTGCTTATTGATTTAATTTTAGCAAATGTACTACTATTTTTTAGATATGCAAAAGAAACCTTACTAATTATAGCAAAGTTATTAACAAATAAATGTTAGTTTATAAAAATAGAGTGAAGATAATACCTCCTATAAATGAGATGGGAATACCTATTAGCGCTGCATTGCGCCATGATTCTTTACGTGCAGCTTCTTTGTATAGCTGCTCTTGCGCTTTAACTAAATCTTGTGAAGTTTTTTCGTTTAGAATAGTGTAGGCATCTATAGTCTTGGCCTGATCAGTAATCACAATAGCTGAAATGCTATCTGATTTAGATAGTGTAATAAACTGAGTCTTAAAATAATCACGCTCAGCCTTGAGCTTAAGCAGGCTTCTTACTTGCTCACTCGTTAAACTGACCAGGGTATCTCTCTTCGGTAAGGCTTGAGAGTAGATTGTGCATGGCTCTGCGCAAGCCATTCCTATCCAAAGAATCAATAGCACTAATGTTTGCTTCATAAATTGCTGTGTTACGTTCTAACTGCTGATTTAATTCCTCTATCTGAAGCATACGCTGCACGTTAGTAGCTTCTAAAGAATCAATAACATGCGTAGCTCTATCTGCTCTGCGCTCATAACCTTCAATAGCTTTCTTACTATCTTTTAAAGCTATGTAAAGGCATTGAATGATTATGCAGATAGTTATAGCTACAGCTATAACAATAGCTCCTTTAATTTGTTCCTTCGTCATTGCCTTTCTTTTTATTTGCAAAGATAGATTCTATCACTGTCAATCCTAATCCTCCACCGGCTAAAATCAGCAAGCCATCAAACATGTATTCAGGAGTGTTGTATTCTGTGAATGTTCCGATGTAGCTCAAGTTAATGCATACTACTAAAGCTAAGATAGATGCTACTCGCTTAGAGCTCGCATCTGACTCGTTACTGAATATGCTTTTAAGCCATTTCATTTGTTCTGCCTTAACTCATCATTAAGCTTCTCAAGGCGCTCTATCAATCTTTGCTTCTCTGCTCTATCTGCCTGCCAATATTTAAATATCATGTAGCCCATGCCTATGCAGATAACACCTAATGCACCGTATTGTATTAATTCTTTTGCGTATTCCTGCATTATCTACGCTTTTTATTCATCTTATAGATGGTAAAGATGGATGCAGCTGCTGATAGCAATAGACAAAAAATCTTTAAAGCAAATTCAACATCTAACATCCATGCTGGAACACTAAGCAGAATGCTGCTAATTGTACCGGTTACTCCTTCCGCTATCTGTTGTTGATGGTTGCTCATATCTCTTTTAATAGAGTGTAAGTAAATGCCTTTTTATTCGATTTAATGCATGCCTGAATAAGCTCTTTGAATTGTTTAGGATTGTTAAGCACTTGACAGCCTGCGCTCCACTTATCAATATTGCGAGATTCTGTTAATTCATTAGCACGATGGATGTTAATTCCAAACAAGCCTGTATCTTCTTTACCTTGCTCTTCAGCTATGCTATCTTTATCAGCATCTCTATACACAGTAACTTTCTTAGACTGCTTTAAAGCGGTGTATTTGCCCTGATGCAAGCCTATTGTATAAGTGTCTACGTACTGCCCTGCTTTTAAAACTGCTGTGCCTAAGTTATTCATGGGATTATTCAGCCAAAATGTACCAGGATTAGTTGTGCCAGTGTACCACTTTACCTGATCACCTTGCACCAAGCCTATTAAATCATCAAACTTATTAGGCTCATTCGCTTTGCTGCGAATTCCTACTATGTGAAATGCAGGCCACTTATAGCCAAGCTCAGTAAATTGAGCTTTAAGCTCTTCGATTGTTGGTGCTTTCATTCTTGCGTAGTTCTTTATCTCGTTTAGTTAAATAGACCTTGAGCTTTCGCTCATAGTCTTTACGTGTTTTTTCTTCCTTTGTCATCCTTTATTAATTAGTGAAATCTCTTACATTGAATCTACTCCATGAACTTGCATCAGTTCTACTTTCGCTGAAAGCTATAGTGCTCTGCCTATTCACTTTACGTAATGGGTGAATATCAGGGAAGTTATTGGATGTGTATTCAGGATATAAAGTGCTGTTATCACACAAATAATCTACTAAGCGCTGCGTGTACCACTGTGCATTCTCACGTGCCTTCTCTACTAAGCTATCCATCTCGCCCTTTGTGATGGCTGTAGTATTCTCAGATTGACGTGTAACTAAGTTACCATTGTCATGCTTATACATCAGGAATGGATATAGCTCTACCATGGTCCACCATGCTGTTGGCTTTACGATGTATTCATTTAATAGAGTTGCATAAACTCCAGCTAATGTGTTATTTTCTATCTCAGATTTAATCTTATTCGTAAGGTCAGTTCCAAGATACAAAGTCATGTACTTATCTTGAGCCAAGTACATTGCAGGTCTAATTAAGTTAGTATCTACAGCCTCATTTAACTGAGTGTACTTCTTAAGAAATTCCTCGTTAATGAATAATATTTCGGGTGCTATTGCCATTGTGTTTAGTGTTTAATTTGTACCTGGGTATCTGCCGTTATTCGGTAAGTCATACGTGCGAGTGTTAGCTGTAGCAAAGTCTTTAGCAATATCCTTTAAAGGCATTCCTGCTCTGATAGCTCTTGCTACTGAGATTGGATTAGATGACTCTAAGCCATTGTCTGCAATGAATCTTCCTTTTTCTCTCTTGCGGAAGTAAACTCTGCGTTCCCAAAAATGTTTACAATTGACTCCTCCTTTAAATAACCATACTGAATAAGTAGCACCCTGATGGCCCATGTTTGGATTAACTGAGTTGCTATCTGCACTCATTGCAGTTAAATCTTCATAACGATAAACAAAGCCAGCTTTAGCAGCGCTTACCATTTGACGGCAGAATCTGCGGCTGTCTTTACTTAGATTCTTTGCATAAGAATAACGAATCTTATAAAGGCCGCTATCCATTTCAGATATCATATCAGGATCTGCATAGCTTCTAACTGAGGCAAGATTAACAGGCTCAGCTTCGATAAGTTCCCACTCTTCTTCATCTACTATCTCGCCCTTATCTTCCAAGAATTCGCACCACCAATTCTCATCCTCATCGGTGAAGATTGGAGGCTTCTCTTGTGGATCGGCAGAAAGCTCAGTCTTATATCTGTTATAGATATCAGTAGCCCATCCTCTGCCTGCATCTCCTCCCCATAACTGCCATGCTACTCTTCCTGCTGATGGGAAGCCATCCTCTCCCTGATTCCATCCACTTGCTTCCTTATCTACAGCATGTCTTTCAAAGTAACTGTACATGCGTGTTATGGTATCATAAGATAGGTTGCGCTTATTGCTGATATCGCGTGCTCTTGCGACTCCTACCTCAGTGCCACCTCTGCCGTATTCCTCTCTCCACTTTAAACCTAACTCAGCCTCTGCGGCCATCTCGTTAGTGGGCTCAAAAGATTCGGGAATCTCTAAATTAATCTTTTTTTTTTGAGCAGATAGCTTAGCTACTGCGCTTCCCTGCGAAGGCTCAAACATTGCCGTAGCTACATCAATAGGAAGCTGTAAGAATTGTACTAAGAATACAATAGCTTGCTCTTTTGTTAGCGCTCCTGTTTGCACAGCTGCTACAATCTCAAGTGCGCTTGCTATCTGAGCACCATTATAAGTTACATCACTTACTGATGCTCCTGCTGGTGCTACCGGTGCAGCTACGTTAGTGTCAGTTGTTGCATTATCTGCAACAGTTGGTGTAGTTGCTGCTATTGCCGCATCCATCTCATCACTGAATATATCATTAGACTCAATGTATAAATCAGCAACAATACCCATACCTTTAAATATCTCTTCAAGGCTATCTGTAATTATCTTTTGATAAGGCTCAATTATATTCTTATTGAAGATGCGGTAAGCGCTCTTCATCTCATCAGCGTTGCTGCCTAATCCACCTGCATCTCTAATACCAAATAATAGGGGAGATGTTACGCGGTGAGCTGCTAAGATGTTCTCTCTTGACTGCACGCTTAACTCTTGCCACTGCTTATCAGCATCACTCATAGGCACTAAGTCTAAACGCGGTGCTCTATCAGCTGACTCGTTGAATGTGAATACTACCTTACCTGCTTTCTTAGCACCTACCATAGTCTCCCAGTTCCTTCTGATAGCCATTTGCTCCTCAGGATCAGGAATACCATTGTTCATGTGCAAGAAATAGCTCGGTGCCATTCCATTGCTTAAGAATGCTCTATAAAATTCACTGATATCTCTTGTGATTTCAATGTAGTTAATAGCACTGTAATAGTCAGGCTTAGGATAGTAAGCGCTGCCTGGTGTCATCACTCCAATAAACAGCACTTGCGAAGGCTCATCTGCTTTCGTTGTTGTGTTATACATTGGAATAAATACAGGAATGTTTTTCTTTTTGCGAGTATCACTCCAATCTTTTGAGTAATAAATACCCGGTATAATATCCTCATCATTAGCCACAGCTAATCTGCAATTCTCATAAGGCAGATGATTAATCTTAGCAATAGTGTTTCTATCTACTGACCAAATTACCTCTAAGTAGTAGCCGCCTTGCATCTTTGCATCCAATGCTATAGGTCTACGAATGGTATTTAATTTAAGTCTATCTATCTCGCGCTGAGCAGCAGGATTATTGCTTCTAATCTCTTTGCCTGCAATCATAAAAGCTATGCTCATAGTAAGAGCAGAGTGCACAGGTGAGGCATAGTATAAATCAATAAGATAATTGCTAAACAAGTTAGCCTCGCCAAGCGTTACCCATCCTTTAGGAGTTTCTTTCTCGGTAGCTTCCTGTGGCATTGCTGCGCCAAGATTAACTAACATTGGTGCTGAGTGTGCTATATTATCCATTGTAGGCTATATCGTTATCAATTGTTAAATTCGGCTCAGTAAATCGGGGAGTAGTAATATCTTCTACTATTAAATAACCCTTCTCTATTACTCCCTCTACTGCCGCGTTGGTAGGATCTAAGTTACTGCTGCTATTTTGGCCATAAACTACGTAGCTAAATCTCGCTGGGTAGTTAATTAATAGGCTTGCAGCTGTTGGTGTATTGGCATTTGTGCCAATCTGAATGGTAGTATACCTATCATTCTGCGCTATCTGTAAAGGAATAGCGTAAAGCTTTTGTAATGTCTGCTCGTTAGTTAGTTCAAGCAGGTAATGAGTGTATGGATTAGCAAGCAAAAGCTCCCCTTCCTTTAGTGTAAGGTAGAGGAG